CCTGAAATACCGTGTCATCAGAAGCAGGGCAGTTGTCACAGGTGTCGCCCTTTGCCCACCGTTCCAGCCGCTCGATGACGCTCATCGGGTCATTCGACACGACCTTTTCAGCGGTCATGTCGGTGATTTCAGAATCGAAGAAGTTGAACCCCATGCGGGTGGCTTTGTTCTTTGCCTCTCGCTCGGACGCAGCTTCTACCTCAACTTCGCCGTAGCGGAGTTCGCTCACTCTGACTTTGTACTTCATCTCGAAACCTCCTCAAAACTTTCCTTGCTGGCAGAGGCCAGCACTTCGTTGCCGTACTCGGTGAGCATCTCTCTGAACCAACGCTCGTTCTTTTCCAGCCACTTCTCAGCCTGCGCCGGGGTGAGTGTTATGCCGTTCCGCTCTGCGGCGGCGATCACATCCTCGGCGCACCAGCGGACTTGGGCGAACCAACGCTCCAGGGAGGCATTTACTCCCGCAAAATTGAACTTTGGGCTTTTGCGGCGCTCCTCACAATGCGTCAGCCACTCCTGAACCTCACGTGTCCAGTGTTTGAGACCAGCGGTAAATTTGCCGTCGGAAAAGATGATTCCTGCGCCGTTCTCAATCAGGTGAACCCAGATATTCTCCTCGCCCCATTTGGGACGAAACTCGATGGCCCACGGACCGTCAGCCTTGATTCGGACGGCTGCCGCCGGCGTCGGGAATGTCATCACAAAATCTTTAGTGTAATCCTGCTGCATCTGGCCGAACATCCAGTTTTCCAGTTCAGCTAAGCCCAAAAAGGTTTTCGTCTCGTCTTTACGGCGGTAATCGTTCCAGTATCTCTCAAACTTGACTACGTACACTTTACACACCTCCTTACCACGTGCGCAGCAGCCCTGCCGCGATGGAGCGGCGGGTCCCGATGCAACCAAACTCGGAGCAGTCAGGCATATCATGGTTGTAAACATAGGCCATCGGCTCGCCGTTCGCCAGATCCTCGCGGTCTCGCGGCCACTCCTCCGGGTAATCGCTGACATAGAGG